TATTTTAATATATCTTTAACAGCATCTAAATTATTTTTTAAACTATCTGTTTCTATATAACTAATATGTCCACCAGCTGCTAATTTATGTCCAGGAGCTTCTAATCTTAATTTCTCAAATGGACTTATGTTTATTCTTGAAGAAACATGGAAAGAGTTATCATAGTAACCTTTATCTGTAATTCCTTCAATTGGACCAAACTCTTTAAGGTCTAAACTAGCGAATCTATCGCATAATGATTCTGACAATTATACCCCATCTTTCGATGTATTTATTTAGGGTTTAGACTATATCTTATTCTCATAGAGAATCCTCGCTTTTCCAAATATATAAATATATCTGTACTCTACTCACTTCCATCTTTCGATGTGTTTTCGATAGTCGTTAGAGATTTTTCAATTATTCTTCTATTCTTTCAAACAATATATCTTTTATCATTCTTTTGTTTAATATAGCATGTGATATATTAGCTTGTTGTATTCCAAAAAATAAACCAGCTTCTTTTTGGCTGTTAAAAATTTTAACTTCTCCATTAAAAGTAGCTTTTATTTTTGTTTTTATTTTTGGTATATATTTTACTTCAAATTCAAAGTTTTGTTTCTCTGAATTTTCAAAGTAAAATTCTTTATCTATTGTAGTGAAATAATAACCTTTTCTTCCTTTTTTTGTTTTATCTAAAGCTTTGTGTATAGATGATTTTGAAAAATTTTTAATTCTTCTTTCTGCTTCAGAAATTGAACCGTATACTCCTACAAGTTCATGCTCGTTGTTATAACAAGCTATAGGCATAGATTGTGAATCTTCAATCCCTATATCATTTATCATTAAACCATCATCTACTGCTTTTTGAGTATTTTCTTTTATTGTAGTCCAATATAAATTTTCAATACTATTGTTTGTTTTGTTATTATCTAAATGTCCAACTATTGTATTTATTTCTGGATTATCATTTCCAATCCAAGCTAAAGCTACAATTCTATGAACTCTATTTACAGGTTTTACTCCATCTTCATAATAAACGTTACAATATACATATCCATTACGTTTATTTATTTGATTTTTTATTAATCTATAACCTTTATTTTCATATAACCTATAAATATTTCCAGTTTTTCCTACAAAATAATTTTTAGAACCATTTATTGGTTTTATTTCTTCCATATTGTTTTCTTGATAATAGTACATAAGAACACTTCCTTTTTTTATAAGTTTTCTTCAGTGTACCATATAATTTAAAATAATTGAAATTTACTACGGTATCGGCATGCCATAAAGGTTTAGCTTTTCTTACCAGCTTATTACGCTTGACCGTTTAACGAGGTTTTCATCTTAGTATCACTACTAAGCGTCCCACATATGTTTAGGAGTTGAATATAATGCGAATCCAATACTAGTTTCTTTCTTAAATTCTTGCACTTTGTTGCTTAAATGTTCTAATATCTTAAATGTCTTTTTATGAATCTCTTCATCTTCTGAAAAATCTTTACCATATAGTAATTTAGAAACTTCACTTAATCCTATATATCCTATAGAAATAGTTGCATATCCATCATATAATAAATCTTTAATTGTTTCTCCAGGTTTTTTCTCAGCAAGAGCTCCATTTTGCCATAAAATAGGAGCAACATCAGAAGTTGTTTTAGACATATAATCTATTCTAAATAAACTATTTTCTTTTGCTAATTCAAGAACTCTATCTAATTCTTTATAAAACCCTTCTTCATTTCCTTTATTTTTAATAGCTATTCTTGGTAAGTTAATTGTAGTAGCTCCAACATTAAATCTACCAGCATATTTTGGATTACCTTGTTTATCAATCCATCTACTTAAGAAGGCTCTACACCCCATAGGTACGACGATTGCGTGTTCTTTTATTTCTAAATCACTAGGAAATAATATATCTGGATAGATTGATTTAGTCATACATTCAAATGCCAATAATGATATGTCATAGTTAGGGTCTTCTTCATTAAAATTATGACCTTCCCACATTGTATAAACTATTTTAGGGAAAATAGCTGTTTCTTTTTTAGCTCCAAATCCAGCCATTCTTGTTTTTAAAACATATTTTTGAACAAGTCTTCCTTCCCAAGAAGTTTCAGTTCCTATTGTAATTGTGACAAAAGGTGTCTGCCCGTTAATTGTTGATAATGAATTAATTTCGTACTCTAATCCTTGCATTGCTTGTTTTACTGATTCTTCTGTCATATCACAAGAATACTTATAAGCTTTAGGATATCTTTTTTGACACTCTTCATTATCATGTTCTATTACTTCTAAATCACATTCTTCTATTCCAGAAATATATTTTAATCCATTAAGATAATGTTTTCTAAAACTCTTTTTAATATAAGGAACTAACGCTCTGTCAATATAAGGAATTGTACAACCTCCAAAACTATTAGAAGAAACAGAAGCTACTATTTGTACTATATGTCCAACAGCTACTTCTATAGAGTTAGGTTCTGACATAAGAGCATTACCTATTTTACAGCCACCTTTTAACATTGTTTCTATATTGACTAACTCGCAGTTATGTTCCTGAAAAACAAGATAATCTAAATCATGTATATGTATTTCTCCTTTTATATGAGCCTCAGCTAAATGTTTAGGTAATACTTTATTTAAGTAAAACTCTTTTGAACTGATTCCTGCAAGTAAATCTCTTTGAACACTTATTGTTTTTGAATCTTTGTTTGCGTTTTCATTAAGTATTTTTTCGTCATTAGCGTCTATAAGATTGGATATTTTTTTATAAATACTCTGTTCTTTATTTCTTAAATCTTCTTTTAATGTTCTATAACTTTGATATGCCATAGCTACATCTTTATCAGAAGAACTCATTAGCTTTTTAACAACTAAATCTTGGATTTCTTCTACAGAAATATCTTTATTTAGTTCTTCTATTTGGTGAGTTATTTTACTTATTAAATCTAAATTAGGTTCTTTAGATAAAGATTTATAAGCACTAGTTATTGCTTTATTTATTTTTTCTTTATCAAATTTAGATATTGTTCCATTACGTTTAATTACGTTTTTCATAAAATCATATCCTTTCTAGTTAATAAAAGGCTACTTCTCTAAAGTTTAGAAAAATAGCCGTTTTGTTTTATTTTTTTGTTAATTAATTATATCATTTTAGACTAATTTTTCAATTTGATTATTTTTTAAAACACTCTTCTAATTTATCAGAAATGTTTTTTTGAATATTACTTTTAAAATCTTTAAGTTTTTTCTTTTTAACTTTTATATCTTTGTTTAGTTTTTGTAATTGACCTTGTTTAACTTTTATAGACATCTTATTCTTCCTTTATATTACAAAATTCTTTAAAATAAGGAATAGTTAGCAACCATTCACAAAATATTCTCCACTCAGGAAGTCTATGGTCTTTTCTTTGAAAGTACATGTTTCTTAAAGACATCATTGAACAAGTAACTCTAGCTTTTAATTTTAAACCAACAGGAGTGCTATATAATAACTGTAAATAATTTTCTTTCGTTGGATTATCAACATATTCTTGTCTAATTTTATCCCATAATTCTACAACTCTTTTATCTGTATCTTTTGAAAAATTATCTATTCTAAAATCGACTATTTTATGCATTGTACTACTTGAACTTACTATAGGACTAAAGCAATATCTTTCCCATTCAGTCCATACTTTTATAGGTAATATTATATCAAAATTTACAACTACTCCTTTTAAAAAATTGTTTTCTCCAGCACCTATTGGATATTTACCTAATCTTTTTCCTCTGTTTACTAACTTTGAATCAATTTCTTTAAAGTCTGTTTCAATTCTCATAGGAAAACCACTGGCAATTAAACTAGATTTTAAATCATATAATTTAGCATTAGAAATAAAATCGTCAACACCTTTTAGTTCATAATAATCAAATAATTCTATTAATTCTTTTTCTTTAAAATCCATTATTTATCATCTCCATATTTATTTTTATAATATTTGCTTATTTGTTCTTGTTTATATGTATGTTGAGATAATAATTTCTGATAATGTTCTTCTTTTGTTTCTATTAATTTTAACTCATAATCTAACATTTGATTATTAAATAACAAATCACAAATAAAATATATTCCAGCTTCTTTCCATCTTAATACTTTAGCTCCATTTCTTTTAGTATCTAATACTGCATAATCTTTAGCTAAATACTTTGGAGTTAATTCTAAATAACTTTTTTCTTCTATATCTCCATTAGTGTAAGTAAATATATAAAAACTTCTTTTTAATACTCCGTATTCTTGTAGTATTTCTCCTAATTGTTTAGCTGAACTAAAACCTAAAGTTTTTGCTATTTCTGTAGTAGTATAAGTAGTTCTAGCAAATCTAAATTTAAAGTTGATATAGTTAATCATTTTATCTCTTTTTTCTTCGGCTTCTTTTAGTTTTTTTTCTCTTTCTACTTTTTCTTTTTGTAATTTTACAAACTCTTCTAATGCAGAAATATAATCTTGTGGATATTGTGAATTATTTTCATATTTTCCTGTTTTTCTTATTTCTTTAAGGATTTCTTTAACTTTCTTTTTCCATTCTTTAGCTACTGGTTTTCTACTTTGCATTAAAACTTCATATAAACCATCTTCCGTAACAAACCACATATTTCTAATCTGACCACTATAATGTATCGGTAAGGTAATTTTTTCTTCATCTTCAATATTATTCAACATTTGACCAACTTTTTCTTTATCATAATCTATCCACTCAGCTATATCTTTTGCTAAAAATAATAGATTTTCAAAATCTCCATAAATTCTAAATTTCTTTTTAAACACCTCTCTTTCTTCTATAATTTGTAATTGTTTATTTTCTGTTTTTGTACTCATTTTTATTCCTCGCTTTTTTTATTGTTAGTTTCTTCATTATATTGATTACCGATTAATTGTCTTAATACTTCAGTTTTAGTTAAATTGTTTTTTTTAGCTATAAAATTTAATTTTTCAATAACATTTTTCTGAATTCTAAAAGTAATCATTGTAAATTCATTTTCTTTAATTGGTTTTTGTAATTTCATTTTTCACCTCACTTTAATTTTATAAATATATTATAAATCATATATTATAATTTGTCAATATAAAATATATAAAAATAAAAAAAGACTAGAAATAATCTAGTCTTAAAGGAAAAGTGAAAATATTTTTATGGCACGCCAGATTTGATTCGAACAAATATCTTTCAGTTTTGGAGACTGATGTTTTACCGTTAAACTACTGACGTAATGGCGATAGGTACAAGATTCGAACTTGTAAATCCAAAAGGACGACAGTTTAGCAAACTGTTTGCTTACCAATTAGCATAACCTATCATGGCAGAGAGTTACGGATTCGAACCGTAAGTCCTTTTACGGACGCCAGTTTTCAAGACTGGCGCTTTAACCAAATCTCTATGGTCAAAGCGATAGGATTTGAACCTATGACATCATGTTCCCAAAACATGCATTCTACCAACTGAACTACGCTTTGATATGGCTGGAAGTACGTGATTTGAACACGTGACATTCTGATTAACAGTCAGACGCTCTAACCAACTGAGCTAACTTCAAAAATGGTATCTCTTATAGGACTCGAACCTATATTGCTTATAAAAGCTTCGGTTTCTAAGACCGACGTGTCTACCAATTCCACCAAAGAGATATAATTATGCTTCCGCTAAGACAGCGTACATTCCTTACTGTTTATTCTTTTACGCAGAAGCCATTTGCAAGATTGAAACCTCTATCGAATGTACGAAGGATAGAGTGTGTCGTAAAATCGGAACTTCCTCTTGCTTAAGTTTTTATATATAGAAATACTTTTGGCTTACATAAGCATCATTTAGACGCTTATATTTAACCAATTTTCTATAGTATGATTATAAACTATTTATTTTAAAATGTCAAGAAAATTTTTAAAATCTTGAAAACTATAATATTTCTCATTGATTTCAAGAATTGGAGCAGACATGATTCTTGATTTTGAACCAACAATCATAAGCTCTTTTTCATTTTGAATTTCTTCAAATTCTATTCCTTTGTTAGTAAGTATCAATTTTAATTCTCTACAATTAGAACAATTTTCTTTTGAATATACTTTTATCATATTATAACACATCCTCTGGTAAATCATTTTGAAATCTTTTTAATTCTTTTGTTTTTTCAATAAAAATTTTAGTATCAATAATTATATCTCTTCCTTTTTTAAAATCAGAATTTTGTTCTTTTGTTAAAGGAATATATTTGTGTATTATATCACAAAGTTTTAAATTCATCTTTTCTAAATGTTCTTTAGTTACATAAAAAGATTCTTTTTCATCTTTTATTTTATTAGAATCTAATAAACTATATACTTCATGAAATAACATATAATTTTCACTTAATTCATCATAACTAAAAGTACATAAATTTCTATCTAATAATATTAATAGTAAAAATGCACCAGCACTAATTATAGGACCACATATATTAATATTTACTTTTACTCCTAATTGATTTAATTGTTTAAATCTATTAAGCATCATAAACATTAAATGAACATCTCCACCTTCAGAATTAAAATCAATATTTAAATAAACATCATCTCCTTCTTGAGAAAGCATTATTATATCATCAAACTGAGCTTCTACCTCATCCCAACCTAATCCTGTTTTAGCTTCTTCTGGTAAATTAGTTTCAAACACAAAGTACATCATATTAATATTTCTTAATATCATTATTCATCTTCTCCTTCTTGTTCTATTAATGGTAGTATATTATTGTGTTTTAATAAATCATATAAAAACAACCTTCCTTTTTGAGTCAAACAAGTATAAGTATTACTATCTGGAGTTCCATCTGAATGATTATATGAAACTGTTTTAGTTTTAGTATAACCTTGTGTTTGATATTTTTCTTTTAATAACCAAATCTTTCCTTGTTTATATTGTACTTCTAGTTCTTTTAATTTTTGATTCATATCTATTCCAGTCATTCCATAGTCTTTAGCTATTTGAGTAATTGTTAACAATTCTTTACTTTGTAAAATCTTATCATAATAATTTTCTTTTGGTTCCATTTCAAGAATTCTTTGTTGTTTCACTTTATTATCCAATTCTAATTTTTCTATTTGTTCAGCTTGGTCTGCTGCCAATCTTAAAGCTTCAGCAAAAGTTCTTGGAGTTTTATTTTTAATAAATTCTTCCATTCTTTCAAATTCATTAATATAAGCAACATTAAGTTCAAATGCTTTTTCTACTGCTGAAGAATAACCTCCAACCAATTGTGCTATTCCTTTTTTAGTTATTAAATAATTTCTAACAGTTCTACCATTTGAACTTACGTAATTACTAGGTATATAGAATTGCCCCGAAAGTTCGGGTGAATTAAATTTAGATATATATCCATCTATTTTATTCATCAGATGGTCATGTCTAACATTTAACTCTTCAGAAACTCTATTACTAGTCGTAACCAAAACACCATTAATATTTTCTACTTTTACTAACATTAAAAATCACGTCCTTTTATTTTAAGATAGATATATTATATAATAAAAAAATTTTTTTGTAAATAAAAAAAGATTGGATTTTATTTATCCAATCTAATACTAAATACGTGTATATCTTTGTCACATACTACTCCAAATAATTGACTAACATAACTCTCTGGAATATTAAGACCTCTACTTGCATATTCATCTGCTCCTACTAAACTAGCATTACGAGCATACTTATCAGTAATAAGAGTACTATGTATATGTCCAAGAATTACATAGTCTATATATTCACGTTTTTCATTAAACACCTTTAACTTCAACTTACTTATTTCATTATCAATATTATTTTGATTAATTTTATCACCATGTATTGCTAATATGTTAAAATTTTCATTAATTTTTAACACGTTCTCAAAAAGATTAGAACCATTAATATTAAAAGTAACTTCTGGTATTAATTCAAAATTAGTTTTTAACATTTCATATATCATATAGTCTATAGAGTTCTTAGCTTCGCTATTTATATTAGTATGAAATTCATGAGAATCAAATCTACTTTCATTTCCTACCACTCCGCTAATTACAATGTCATTAAGATTAAACCTGAATGACTCAATGAACTCTCTAATTAAATGATAACAATAAACACCAGCTTCTATCTCTACAAATTGTGCAGCACTTTTCATATCACGTCTATGTTGAGCATGAATAAAATCTCCTAATAACGCTATATGTAGAGTGCTGATATTATAAAGCTTAAGAAACTTACACACATGGACGCTAAGTCTCGTCAATCTTTTACGAGCTTCTTCGAAATCAAAACGATTTCCATCTAATCCTACAGTCTTACCAATATGCCAATCACTAAGAACAAGAAAACCTACATTCTTTTTTCCTTCTCTTCCTAATAACTTTTCTTCCTCTCTTTCTGTTTCAGCAAAGTCCATCCATACATTTTCTCTACTACCACGTATTAGTTCATTAATACTTTCTCTCCATGAACGCATTTCTTCTTCCGCTCTAAACTCACGTCTCTCTATTGCACGCAATGCAGTGTTTTCATCACGCAATCTTTGTATACTCTTTTTTAATCTCTTATATTCCTTAGTAATATAGTCTGTTCCAGCTAATACACGTTCTTCTATCTCCGCTTCTTTTTCTTTTTTCCACTTTTCTATTTCTTCACTACTTAGCATTCTATATCCCTTATGCCACTCTTGGTATCTACCTTTTTTTCCTTTAAGCAAAGGATTAGTATATCTCAGCAACCTTTCCGTTATTCCAACACCTTTACAAAAATCATTAAGACTATTTACTTCATATTTACTTCCATCATTCTTTTCTATAACATACTTACTCATATACATCTCACCTCATATTCATCATCACCTAATGTGTTAAAAAAACCATACTTACTTTCCTTGCTTCCACTATTACAACGTTCATTATAATATTGAGTATTAACACTAATTACTTCTTTACTTTTATCAACAGGATGAAATAGATGTAACAGTACCTTATCGTACACTATGTTTCTACCACCAAATTCCAACCAACGAAAATCAAATTCAAAATCTTCTAAACCCCAACCTATAAATCCTTCATCAAAACCATTATATTCAAGAAAATCTTTTTTATAACAAGCAAATAATCCAGGAAATCTTCTAGGTGTTTGTTTAACTAATATATCCAGTATCCTACATTTCATCTTATACTCTTCATCTTCACTAGCTACTTCACATGCTGATTTATAATCAATACTACAAATCTTCTTACTAGTATCTTCAGATAAATAACAATATAAAAAACAAATCTTACTCTTCTCATATCTCTTATCATAAACGGTCTGTATAAAATCATCAGGTACTATAAAATCTTGGTCTAAAAATATAAGAAAATCTCCAAGGCTTTCACGTACTCCGTTATTCCTATTTCTACTAAGTCTAAATCCTAAGTCCTCTTGACTTACTACAGTTATTTCTCCATACCCATTCTCATTAAGCCATTCAACAAGACCAGTACTGCCATCATCGCATAATACTATTTCATATTCAACATTACACTGTTGTCTTTTAATACAGTCTAAAGTAACACGTAATCCTTCAAACCGATTATAAACACTAATTAAAATACTAATCATCTTTTTCACCTCAAATATAAGTATACAAAATAAAATTACAAAAGTCAACCAAAAAAATGCGCCAGCGGAGAAAATTCTACTTATATTTTTTTAGCTTATATCAAAACACCCACCAGACATCTCAAATTAGTTCGAGGTACCGGGTATTTACTTAGTCAATGTGAGTACCTTTTCGTGAATAAATTTTCACTTAGTCAATGTGTGAACCTACCTCAATAATCAACCCCCTAGTTCTCTCAACGAGTTTCGAGGTACCCGGGTGTTTATTATATCGTTCATATAAGTCATTTCTATTATATATAAATTAATATTAAACTCTTGCATCTTTGAAACAAAAAAAGAGCTAAACCTCAAAATCACACTAGCTCTTCTTTCATTCAAACTCCTTCAAACATTCAACTATAAAATATAAAGGAGGTGATAACTTGAAACATAACAACAATTACATCTTAGTTCCAATGTGGAATGGTTCCAAAGCTATTCTACCACTTGGACTTTATAAATATTTAGTTGAAAATCACTTTGATTCTTTCGACTTATGTTTATAATAAACTAAGTATCTAATTAAGAGTTTGTTTCTCTTACACTAAACTTATTATAGTTGTTTTTTTGTTATTTGTCAACTAATAAAAAACAAATAACTAAAAAATAATATTAGAGTTAGAGTTCTCAAGAAAAACTCAGAGGAGGAAAAAATGAAAAACACAAACAAGGCGGAAAATATGATTAAAACTAATAGATATTTTTATTTGAGTAATTATTATTCAAGTGAAAATAAAGAAGATGAAGATTATAATTTATTTATAAGTCTTTCTAGAACTTCTAAGTTACTAAATTCAAAAGGTTTAACGACTTCTACTAGTTTTAGTTCTTCTGATAAAAGATGGGAATTTCAAAAGAATACAACTCTATTAATTCACTTTTATAGAGAAGATATAGAATGGACTGAAATACCTGCTCTTTTTACAGAAGATATAAAGATCAAATCTCTTAGTAAATTAACTTACATTGGAGTAGACTTACTTCTAAAGAAAGTTAATATATTCACAGGAGATAAAATAAGAGAAATAAATTTTAAAGAATTTAAAGATGTGATTTCACACCATAAATTCATTGAAGTTTATTTAACAAAAGATGTTTTAACTGGAAAAGGATACGATAGCAGTGTAATCAACTTCCTAACAAAATAAATATTAGAGCTTACTCTTAATTGAGTAGGCTCTTTTATTTTTTCTCAATAGGCACATTTAAGCATATTCTAATTAATATATCTATATAACAAACTCTTGTACTTTTGAAAATATTTTAAGGAGGTAAAAATATGTACAAGAAATTAGTTTATTTTTTAGCAAATTTAGTTTTAGTTATGAGACTGATAGTAAGAATAGTAAAAAGAGCTACTATTCAACATGGACCATTTATATATCAAGAATATGAATGGTTTCCAATAGTTGCTATGTTAAATGGCTATGGAACATGGATTCTTATATTTAGAGCTTTACAAGAATTCATTAGAAAAATAGATAGAACTTTGCCTTAATTGGTAAGGTTCTATTATTTTTTATTTAATCAATCATTTAAGCCTTTTCTGATATATATAAATATAATTAAAACTCTTGCCTCTTCGATGACTTAAGTCACATAAATTAAGGGAGTTTAGCACTTAGCTCTCTCGAACTAATTAAGTGCAGCTAGTTTTACTAGCAAAAAGGAGGATTTATTATGAGAACACTTGGAGTATTAACAGGAATGTCAATGGAAATAACAAAGGAATTAGATACAAGAGTAGCTAGTTACTTGGCAAGATTAGAAATGGCTTGTAAAGAAAACAATAAAGAAATTTGGAGTAGAATAAAATCTACTGTAATATCTCTTTTAATAAAAGGAGCTATTTCTTCTTTAACTGACAATTATGTTATAAATACTATTGCTGACACAGTAGTAGCTTATAACTTATTCAAGGATATCTTATTGGTTAAAAAAATACTAAATAAGGCTGAGTCATATTCTGATGAAGAAGTGTTGCAAGAAGTAGAAAGATTGAACTCAATAGAATTTGACCTTGAGTTCTAAATAATTTGAGCTTAGCTTATGCTAGGCTCTTTTTATTTAACATATTATTTCAGTCAAGCCTTTTCTAATTTATATATAAAAAAAAATATAGGTGCTCAGCACTCAAGCAAGCAAGCTAAGCTGGGAGGCGTTTTGCATTTTTTGCGTTTATTTATTAATAAACTCTTGTCTTTTTGAAGATAATAAGTGGTATTATCTTGTTTGTTTATTTTTATTTTTTTGTTTTCATAAAGGAGGTTAAATATATGAAAACTTTAGGAGTGTTTGTTGGCATTGGTTCTGAAATAATTAATGAAGCTGATAACTTATTGGCTTCACAACTATCTTCTTTATACATGGCAGTAAAAGAAGATAAAGATAAATTAATTGCTAGATTGAAAAGTCTAGCGATTAGTTATGGACTTAAAACTATTGTTAGTAATCTTACTGACAATAGTTTGATTAATTCTATATTTGATTATAATTTCATTTTTCAACTTTTTAGAAGTGCTATGCAAGTAGGTAGCACAATTAAGAAAGCTGGGACTTACTCAGACGATGAAGTTTTGTCAGAAGTTGATAGGCTAAACGAAATAGAATTTGATTTAGAATTCTAATATTATCTAGTCTAATACTAGATTTTAAGAGTTTGCTAGTATAAATATTAAACTCTTGTATTTATAAAATAAAGTGGTTCTCATATACCACTTAGAGTAAATATGAGGTAATTGAAAGGAGAGTTATTATGTTTACAGTTGTAGTTTCTATTAAAGGTTTGAAAGATATGTGGTTTACTGGACTTAATAAAGTTGAAGCAGAAAATAAGTGTAAGGAATATAATGAATTTGGATACACTCAAATAATTAAGGAGGATTAATCATGAGAAAGAAACTTGAATTAATGGCGTTACTATTTGTAACGCTTGGTGAATCTTTTAATAAAGAAACTTATAAAGAGCTTCTTCAAAAAAGTTTTATAGTTGGTTCAGGAGAAGCTTCTACTAGCTTCTTCTGGGATTGGATTAAATCAACAGGACTTAAACTTAGCTCTGTTGAAAAAGTTTTTAATTTATTTAAGTTGCAGGTTGAAAATCTGCTTGCATATTAAATAATAATAAGTCCTAGACAAGACTATAAACTGTCTAAACTTTTAAAATTTTAATCAAAATAGGAGGAATATTATGTCAAATAAAAAAGTTTTAGTGGAAGAAAAGATAAATGAATTTTTAAATAATGCCAAGGTAGGAAACCTTGGTTACATTTGTATTAAATTAAATGGCGTTAAAGTTAATTACTTCAATATAAATGATGTAGAATGTGAAAATGGACTACAAAAACCATTAACAGAAGAAATAGCTGATAAAATATTATCATCAAAAAGAATAAATGTTGATGGAGATTATTATGGTGAAGGAAGAACTGGGTTCTTAATAGAAGACCTAGACTTCATTACGGAATATTAAAATAAAATTTGGAGGTTGCTAGGTTAAATCTTAGCAATTTCCATTTTTTAAATTAGGGACACACTGCGTAGTTTCCCTAGACCCTTCACGCCTGTCCCTTGAGATAGACTTCTGGCTTAGCATTAAGAGTTTGTTTCTGGGACAGGCTATTTAAAATTCTGAGTTAACATTAAAGCATTCTCTCCAGAAAAAAAGAGACCTGTTTTCATTAAAGCCTAGCAAAAAATAATGCGCTGGCGGAGAAAATTAAACTCTTGTATTTATAAACTTAGCTATGTAATTATATGGCTAGTGTTTATAAAGTGCTTTAAAACACGTCTCAGAGCTTCAGTATTTAGACTATGCATAAATGCTGAGCTTGATAGGTGATAGAATAGACTAATATTAGTATGATTTAGGCTAAACAAATTAAGCATATACCATAGCTTGTTTTAATTTAAGTATAGTACAGTATATACAAAAGCAACTAATATTAGAATTAGTTTTACTGTTAGTATAGTATAGAGTGTTATTTTATGTTTATACTATACTGGAGGTTAAACAAACACAAACTAGCATAAATCCATAGGTTATATTTTTAGGGTATTTTTAACTAGGTGTTATTTTATTGGTATACAGTATAGTATACAAAAAGAGACAAAACAATTAAACTCTTGCTTTTATGGTGTGTTGAGAATAATATCATAGTTTAAGATAAATTAGTTTGATTATCAAAGTAATTATTTTAGGTGTCATCATAGAGTCAAAATCTTAATCTTAGAATTAGTGAAAAATTAATTTTTTGTTCAATACCAATGGTTTATGATTTTTGATAGTTGTGTCTGAACGGGGGTAAAAAGTAACACCAAGCTACTATCAGAGACAAAAAGCAATTAGTTTGATTATCAAAGTAATATTGAGCTTTCTCTTTGATATCAATGGTTTATGTAGATTTGAGTGAAAATAAGATTTTGTATTTTTCGCTGGCGGAGAGAATTACTAGTTTGACACCCAGTGTGGATACAAATGTGTTTTATCAAACTCTTGTTTTTATGGCTAAAAACATAAGCTAAGCTAGAAGTTATGCTAAGTTGCTTGTATTTTGTGTAATTTTGTGTTATGTTTTGCTATATGTGAAATACAAAGGAGGTTGTGTTGTGAAATTAAAATCTTGTGATGTATTGGAAATGGCGTTCAATGAAAATACTGAAATTCATAAGTTGTTCTTGCAAAAGAAGAATTTATGCGACTTTGACTTGTTTAAACTTTTATGTGATGAGCTTGACTTTAACGCAAAAGCAGGAATTGTTAAAAAGAATCTTGCTAGTGTTATTGGCTTTACTTGGATTTATCTAAGTGCGGAATTATGGTACTTTGATAATTATAATATATAAGGAGGTTATTATGAATTTAAAAGTTAATGGCGGAAATAAGGTATTTGATGGCGATGTAATAGGCTTAATTGCTGAACTTAAAGAAGATTCTAGCTTCGCTGAACTTTGGAATGAAGCAGAATCTAAGTTTGATAAAACAAGCTCAATGCTTGATTTGGAGGCACATTGCATTATTGAGATGATAAGTTTTAGATTAGATTTAGACCATGCTATTACTAAACAAGAAGCAATTATGTTTTTATTTGAAATACTTGGGTAGTGAATGCTACCCTTGAAATTATGAGAGGTTGAGGAGGATTATATGAAGTTAAGCGAAATGATTGATAACAGCCGTAAGAAGAACGCAAAATATGATTGTGTTGATTTGAACTGTTATTACGAAGCCTGGTTTTATGGGGCTTTGAATCTTAAAGCAGTTAAGGAAGGTACAGGAATTGGAGGTTCATTTGCTAACTGGTTGCTAGAAATGGCTAGAGTTGCGGGTTGTGACATGCGTTTGGCTAGAATTCTAGGAAATAAGATTCAACAATTAGCCTTGGATAGTAAGCATGATGGTTCTGGAGCTATGAGTGATACAGTATGGTATAAGATTTGTCAGCTTAAGAAATTTAAAGGTAGCGCAATAGAGCTAGAAATAGCTATTTGCGAAATCTTAGATGAAATTGAATTTGAAGAAAGTGCTGAAAATGATTGGGAATAAAGTCATTTTGGATATAGCCAGAGATATGTGACTTAGTCACGTTTTTAATTAAAAAGGAGAGTGTTTGTATGAAAAACTTATTTAAGACTGAAGAAAGAATGGCTACTTGGTTTATTAAGAAGATTCTTAGAGAAGATAAAGAATTACTTAGAAGAGTAATGGCATTAGGTGAAAGAAAGAGTTTTATTAGAAATATAAGAGCATTGATTGCTTGTATATATGCTAGTACTAGTGATGTGCGTGATGTTAAAGAGTTTTTTAAAACAGCTCTTTATTGTAGTGAAAATATGATTGGAGATTAATATGATTCAGTTTGATAATTTTAAAATGGTATATATAAAGAATAGGTTTAATAATAATGATGTATTTATCTTTATATATTTTAAGAGTAAAACTGATAAGAGTTATTATATGATAGAAGACATTAATAAGTTACTTAGTAATAATGGATATAATAGCGAGATTAGTGAATTTAAAAATAATAAAAGAATTAAGATAAGTTTTATTCAGAAGAGTGAGGTTCGTTTATGTAAAGAAGCTTATGGTGTTTATTACAAGAGTATTGCTTTTGAAATAAAGAATATTTTATTAGACTTTTTATATGGTGATTTTTTCAATGTAGGATTATTTGATTGCATTGAAAAAGTTTGGAACTTATATCTTAATGTATCAATGTGTGTATTTGATTATATAGAAGTTGCACATAATGATAGTTATTGTGGAAGATATTTCTTTAGAAGAAGAAAAGGATATGAAATAAGAAATATACTTAGAGAAAAATTACCTGAGATTAAGAAAAAGAGTAGAGGTAAAATTGTTAGGATTTTGAATAATGCAATTAATAATGAATATATTGCAGGATTAGATATTAAATTATATTTAGAATGTATTGAAACTATATGTAAAGAACTTAATATTGATTATGTAATAGCAGATTAAGTTCTTTTTTTATTGTGATACGAGGAGGTTGTTTTATGGAAAATAAAAGAATATTAAATGATGAACAAATAGCTTTATTAATGGATTGCGTGAAAGTGGCTAGATTAAAGAAATCGCACAAGGGATATAGATTTCTTGGAGAAGGAGAATTATATAAGAAATTTAGTAAAGAATTAGGAATAATTGCTAATCCAGTATGTATTACAGGTGTGAATCGTGATTTTGATATGGCTAAAGCTACTGAGTTTTCATATGAACCAGAAGTTATGAGTTTTGAAGATTATGAAGCTTTAAAACTTGAATTAAGTGAAGAATCTAGTGCTGTTGAAAGTGCTGAAGATAAACTAATAAGCACTAAGACTGTTAGTTCTGCTCAAATGGAAATGTTTAAAAGTGAATTTGAAAGTGCTGTAGCTGAATACAATTTAGAAGTTGAAAGTATGAAACTATTAGCACGTATTAGTGGTACTAAGTTACTTGTTAAGTTTAGTAGTAACGATGAAGCTTGTAGTTTTAGTATGGAATTACCATTTATAGATAAAAATCTATGGTGTAAAGTAAGTGGTAATTTATATAGTATGGCTTATATGCCTCTTAACTTAAATGAATATGTGTTAGGAGCAGAAAACTTAATGCTTGTTCATCCTTATCAATTTCTAATTAAGAAAGGGCTTATGAGTAAAGCTAATAAACCTTATGATAAATCTTTCTTTCTTGAAATGATGAAGAAAAGTCAAGGAGGAATCATCAAGGCTGTTCAATCGAATATTGCCAGAACACTTAGAAATGCAAAAGAATATAGTTGGAGTGAAGTTAATAAGACCCCAATTATGTGGGTTGATGATAGTAAAAGTGAATTAGGTAAATTCTTACTTGAAAATAATATTCAATTAGATTTTAATTACAATGAATTACTTGGAGCTCATGGTATGAAAGGAATTGATATAATTACTGGTTCTACTAGTGCTCCAGGTAAAAGATGTAAAGTTGCAAAGAACTATTATATTAGAAAGAACAATGGTGTTTTTGAATTAGTTAAAAACGAAAAAGCTACTGAAGATATCTTTGACTTTTCTAATGTAATTAAAAGCACTATTTATCCTTGTTTTACTAAAACAAGTGCTAAGAGGGATAATTCGGCTACTATAAAGGATACTAATGATTTATTATATCCTAGTCAATATAAAAAGAGATTTACTGTTAAAGGTTAATCTATTATTTTTATAGTTTGTTTAATATATATAATTTGAGGAGGTTTTATATATGAATAGTAATTTTTTATTTCAAGATTTAAGATTTGGTAAAGGAGGTTGTAATGCTTCTGAATGCAAAGAGTTGAAAATTTCAGTTAACGAAAACTGGAATGAAAGTGATGTGGTATTACTTAAAAGTATTCCACAAGGAGAATTAACTAAACTTCAAACTAAGTTTCTATTAAGCAAAAGATGTTTGAAGATAACTAATGATGAGGGAATTGAAAGTATAATAGTTGTACCTCACGGAGAAGTTAGTTTTAGTAGAAGACTTGGAGAATTGGCTGAAATATATTACAAGATTCAAACTCTTGAAGATAAAGAAGCTAAAAAGAAAGGGTTTGAGAATTTCTATACTAAGTTATATGTACTTAGATTGGAAATAGCTAAGAGACTATTCAGTAAAAGATTTAGTAGAAAATTCCTTTTTCATTTTGAGGGAATTTCTGGAGTGGCTTTAACACATTCACGTGGTATTGATGAAATATTAGTGCCAGAATGGAGTGGTTTGAAAATAGGGGATTATGCTATGGTTACTAGAGACCCTATTCAAAACATAGTAGTAGTATGTAAAGTAGTAGGATTTACTCCTAATCAAATAAGAGTAAGTCCTGATATGTTAGATAGATACTTGGCTGGTGATTGTGATGGAGATAAAATACAAATAATAGCTCTTGAAGATATTTATAATATGAACAGCCAATACTTTAGAAGAACTTATGAAGAGTTCTATACTGAATGTATGAAACTTATACCTGGAGATAACTTTGGATATACTGATATGTTAAATGAAAATATATAAGGAGGATTTTTATGAAAACAATAATAGCTGGTTGTAGAGATTTTAACGATTTTAATTTTATGAAAGAAAGTATAGATAATTTAGTAAATTTGGGGAAAATTAATATTACTGAAATTGTTTCTGGTAAAGCTAAAGGAGCAGATACTTTAGGAGAAAAATACGCTTCTTTGAATAATATACTAGTTAAAGAATTTCCAGCTAATTGGAATTTATATGGTAAAAAAGCTGGAATTCTTAGAAATCAAGAAATGGGTAACTGTGCTGATGTTTTAATAGCCTTTTGGGACGGCAACTCAAGAGGTACAAAACATATGATTGATTATATGAAAGGATTAAACAAACAAGTTTTCGTTTTTAATTTTAATAAACAAAAAATTAAATATATTAAAAATGGAGATATATTTAATAGTCCTTGTGAATATATTATAAATCCAGTAAATACAGTAGGAGTTATGGGAAAAGGTTTAGCTTTACAATTCAAAAATAAATTTCCTAATAATTATTTTAAGTATAGACAACACTGTCTTAATGGTAATTTAACTATTGGTAAATTACTTATAACTACCGAAAATAATAAGAAAATAATTAATTTTCCAACTAAACAAGATTGGAGAAATAATTCTGAATTAAAATATATAATTCTTGGATTACAAAAATTAGAAACAGCAATTCAAAGATATAATATAAAGTCTATAGCTTTTCCTAAAATAGGTTGTGGACTTGGAGGTTTAGATTGGAATACTGTTCTTTCTGAAATAATTAAATTTTCTGAAAGAATAAGTAATGATGTTGTTATAGAAGTTTATATATAAGGAGAGTATGCTATGTATAAATTATATGTAAGAGATTTATTTATATTAAGTGGTACTCTTGCTGATTGTGATGAATATATCAGTAAAAATATGTGTACTGGATATTATATTGTTAAAGAAAAAGGAGATGATAATATGAAAAAACAAGTTCAAAAATTCTGGAATTTAGGTATGGATGAAGAAGATAAGTTTGAAAGTTTGGTTGTATTAGGTTATTTAACATTTGAAGATGATGGAAAACAAAGCACTATATATTTTGACAATAACAATGAAGAATTAGAAGTAAATAAAAATATAATTATAAACGGTTCTAAAAATCTTTCTGGTTGTTATTTCTATGGAACAAAAGACCAATATAACTATTTTCTAAACAATGAATTTTAGTTTTAAATAGACCTAGACAAGTCTTTAAACTGTCTTTTTTGCTTATTTTATATTTTTATTTGAATTAAAAAAGGAGAGTGATATTTATGAGAATGGTAAGAATGTACGACGGAGTTGTACTTATTGAGGCTTGTAATAAAAAAGAAAAAGAAGTATTAGCTGAATTAATATTTAGTGGTTTTTTCAACGGAATAGATTTTGCATTAATAGAAAGTCATTTTATGTTAAAACCTAATGTAGATGTAGAAGTTATTGAAAAATGGCTAGTTAAACAACTTGGATATGAGGTTGAACCTTTATTCGAGTTCTAATTTGTTTTGTTTCAGAACAGTTTTTATTTCGATTTAGCGTTAAAAAAATTCGCCAGCGAAATAAATTCTGTTTTCTATTGGTATTAAAAGATTTGTATTTTTGTTAATTTTATGGTTTTTAAGGTTAAACTCTTGTTTTTTTATAAAAATCTAGTTTAGCCTTATTTTATTATAGTGTATTATATATAATAGTATGTTAGTAGAACATACTGATTTAAAAAGGAGTGATATTATGTCAACATTAGTAGAAAAAATCAATCAAGTAGTTATACCTAGTTTAGTAGTTAAATGTGATTTATGGGGAGTTGAACTTGAACAATATGGAATTTACCCTAATGCTGTAGATAGTTTTGTTGTAAGTTCTGGTTTTATTAGAAAGTCTGAAAGTCTTGTAAATAAAGAACAAAACGAGTATAGAACTGCTAGTCTTGGTTCTAAGATGATAGGTTCTTATAGAGATAAAGGTTCAATAACTGGTATTGTTGAAGACAAGTATATGATTATGTGTGCTATGGTTTTCGATAAAGAAACAGAACGTGATAATTTCTGCAATTTCTTAAAGACTATTAAAACTGAACATTATGTTTATGAAAATAAATCTGGAGATAAATGGCAAGTAGCGTTTGAACCAGATGTTATAGCAGGTACATCTACTAGTAGAGATAATGTAAATGCTCTATTAATAGACGGACTTATGGAATTAGATTGTATTATAGAAAATAAAGAAGTTTCTATGTCTCTTGAAGAGTTATCTAGTGTTACAATAGAAAGTCTTGCTGACATTAGAAAAAGAGACTGGGAATTATTCATAGTTGAAAAAGAAACTATGAAGAAAGTTCATAGCTTTGGAGAACACTTGGTAATATTTGAATATTTCTTCTGGCAACCAATGCATGATAATAATAGTTATATAAGCAAGAAGAAAATAAATTGCTTATATCACCAATCAGTTGACGGCTTCCAAATATATATGCCTAGTGTATATGAAGCTATTCAAAACAGTGTTGATTATAATAGTGTAAAAGAAGATATGTTGTGTTTAGGTGTTGATTTTATTAAAGACTACGACCCTAACAAAGCAGATGAATTGAAAGCAATTTTAAATCCAGAAAGTAATGATTGGGAATAATTTTAATAATTTAAGTTTTTAATTTTAAAGGAGAGTGTTATGTATGAATAATGATATGAAATTATATGCTGTAATAAACGGTAAAGAAGTTAATGTGTTTTATAGTTGGGACGAATGTTCTAATTTTGTTAAAGGTAAATCTGGAATGAAATACAAGAAGTTTAACAACGAAAAGGATATGAATTCTTGGATTTCTGAAAATCTTGAAGTTGCTTCTACATCAAGAGAAGTAGCTAAAGATTTGTATGATAATAGCGTTATTTATTTTGACGCTGGTACTGGTAGAGGTATTGGAGTTGAAGTAAGAGTAACAGATAGTCTTGGAAATAGCTTAATAAATAAGATTGCTATGTCTGATAGCTTTCTTGATTTATGTGATAGATATGGTTTTATTGTAAATGATTTTGGTAATGTTCAATTACCACCTGAATTTACTAATAACTATGGAGAAGCACTTGGGTGTATTCTTGCTTATAAAATAGCTAATTATATGCCTAAAGTTAAAACTATACTTGGTGATAGTGAATTAGTTATCAAGTATTGGAGCAATGGTATTATTAAAGTTAAGAATGAAAAGACAGTTAAAATGTTACAATTCTTAATGAAATTAAAGGAATCTAGTTCTTTAGAATTAAAATGGATTCCAGGTTCTGCAAATATGGCTGATTTAGGTTTTCACAAAGATTAATTTTTATAAAAAGGAAGTGGTTTTATTATGTTAAAAGGTTTTTTATTTGTTGTTATTTTAATTTTATTATTTGGTTTAATGTCTTCTCCAGAAGTTACATTTGGACCATTTATTGCAATCGTTGGATTTATCATAGCAGTTATATACATGATGAAAGGAGATGATTAATATGAGAAATGGTTGCTTATATTCTTTATTAGTAATAGGATTATTTCTTTACCTAGTTCAACAATTTGGACTAGGTACTGTTTTAATTTGTTTATTTTTATTTGGATTATTTCTATAAGGAGGCACTTATGAAAAAATTAGATATATTCGGCTTTTCAATAACTTTTATATTTTGCACTTATTCTATTTTACACTATTTTATTTGAGGAGAGGGTTTTCCCTTTCCTCTTTTTTTTACTTCTACTCATACATACATCTCACTTTTCTCTTACTCTAAAAAAAATTGAACATTCACTCAACTGTTCCGCCAGCGAATTTCTTTCTCTCTTTATATTTTTTTAAACAACAGTAGCTTTTCTTCTCCTTCGCCCTTGGCATCCGTCGAAGAAAACTATTGTTTCGTCTCACTTTTCTTATTCTCACTTCGCCCTTGGCATCCGTTCGGAAAAGTTCGACAGTTCGTGCTTCATCCTCACTTCGCCCTTGGCATCCGTTTCGGCGCACTCACATTTATGGCTTTATGAAATTTTTTATTCTTTTTTTCTTTTTTTATTTTTTTGTATTTTCTTATTTTTTAAAAAATACATTAAAATAATTAAAGCACAAGTAGCTTCTGGTTCTTGTGTAAGAATAAGAAATAAATACACGTGAACGTGCGTGTAATAAAATGCTTGTAGGAACTAGTTTAAACTAGATTGCACTAAAGCACACGTTTAACCAGAGTCATCGGGGCGTTTTTCATTAGTTTATCGCTACATATAAAGTAAAACTATGTCACGTATGGTTTATTATATAATGTACCTTAAACATTGTATAAGGTTATATGAAACCTGAAATTCATATCGAGTTTGAGGTGTCTCCGCACAAACACCTCATTAATATGTTTGTAAAATTTGATTTAATAAAATAAATAATAAAAAATTTGGAAGAGGGTGAATATATGGCAAAATTAACAGCTGGAAATTTACTTGGAGCTTTAGGTTCTAAATCTTTAGACGACGCAAGTAAAGTTGGAGCAAAAGTAGCAATAGCAGTTACAAAGACTTTAAAAGACCTTAAAACTGAAACTAAGTTAGCAATAACTGGTATTGGATTGAACATAGCAAGTAATATGTTAGATTTGGATAGTCCATTGAATCCTGTTGGCTTAGGTGAGAGCGGGATTGACACAATGGTAGGACAAGTTGGAAATTTATTAACATATGGTGCTGGAGCATCTGCTTTATATAAGTTTGGTAAGAATTTAAGTAAAGAACTTGAAAAAGATTATACTGACGACCAACTTATAGAAGAGTTAGGTATACAAGATTATGTTGATGAAGAAGAAACTGAAGAATAGGTAGAACTGTACCTGGTAGAACTGTACTGAAAATATAATAATATTAAATTAGAAAAGGAATAGGTGATTATTAATGAAAAAGGTTATAGGAGTAAATTACAAAGATTATACAAATACAGTAAATATGTTAAATAGAATTCTAGCAAGTGGTAATACTGAAAGTGCAAAACCATATGAAGAAAAATTATTAGCTATGGTTGAACCTTTTGGTGTAATGGACCCTAAATTAGTTGCTAGACTAAACTTTTTAAGAAGTGAAAAGGACCCAGAATATTCTGAAGAATTAGCGTGGTTAGAAACAACTGAAAAAGAATGTTTTATTAAATTTTACAAAGAAGTTGGTTCTCAAGTAAGAGCTTGTATAAAAGCTGAAATTGGTGAAGATAAAACTCTTAAGCTTAACAGAAGAGAAAAAATAAGAGTTAATTATAATGGTGTAAAAACAGCACAAGCTTGGAGCGGCTCTCAATTAATGCCTGGAATTAGATTCTTTGAATATCCTGTAGTGGATTATACTGAATCTGATTTAGCAGAATTTGAAGCTGGAACTAGAAAAAGCTTAATGTCTTCTAATAGTTGTGTTGCAGTAGCAATCACTACTGAAGAAGATGAAATTACTCTTGAAAAAATTGTTAGAGTTAGATTCTTCTCTTTATGTTATGATAGTATAGATAAGAAATATAACACACATGAATGGTTAGTTACATTCAATGTAGTAAAAGCTATACCTAAAGATAAAGTAGCAGAAGCTGACCAAGAATTAGAAAATACTCTTGATGATTGGGCATAATAAATATGGTACAGGTGTTTTTACATCTGTACCTTTTTATTTTTATTCTAATTGTACCCTTAATATCCCTTGCTCTGAAAAATAAGGGTACGTGAAATCTCTTTTTTCACAAAAATAGAGCCGATAGGAGTTTGCCTCCTCATCTCCTGTCGGTTCAACCTCCTCTTAAAGATACAATTAGAATAAAAATATATTAAGGAGAAAAATATGGCAAAAATTAACAATATACCTGAAGATTTAAAAAAATTTGTAACTTTTGATGGACCAAATAATTCTGGATACCAAATGATACTTGAATTTCCTAATAATTATGGAGCTAGTATAGTAAATAATATTTATAGTTATACAAATAATGATAATGAATTTGAACTTGCAGTACTTAAAAAACATCCTGAAAAACATGAATGGGCTTTATGTTATGAAACTGAAATTACAAATGATGTAATTGGTAATCTTGCAGAAGAAGAAGTAATTGAAATTCTTTATAAAATAAAAAACTTAGTAGATAACATATCATATGAATTAAAAAATATATACTATAATTAAATTTATATTATAATATACATCTTTCTTAAACATATAATTATAGAAACAAAAAAAAACAAATTTTAAAAACGAAAGGATTGTGATTTTAATGAAGAAAATGTTATTTGTTGATGAATTTACAAAAGAAAGTTTTGAAGAATGTTTGAATCTCCAAGATAGATTTCTTATAAATGATAAAGAAGACATTTTCTTCTTTAGAATTGCAAAGATATCTGATGGTAGATTTATACTTAAAGTCTATCAAGAAGATTTAAGATGATATTAGCCCTAGCTTGATTATATTATTCCTTCCTCCTTTGGAGTAATATAATCAGCTAGATTTTTTTTTAACGTAGTATTATGCTACTTAGAAAAACTATTTAACGTGGTATAGAAGCGTTTTATTGTTTTTTTAAAAATATAAGTTTTAAAACAAGCACAGAAAAATCGGAGGCAAAATGAGTTTTTTTAATTGGCTTGAAAAAGAACAAGCACAGAAACTTAAAGAATTATTAAGCGAGTTTAATATTTGGTTTAAGAAAAATGTAAATATTACAAAAACAGAAATAATAATGTCTAAAAATAGTTATGAAAAAGACAATAAAACTATTTTAGAATTTGGAAAATATAAAATAGAAATAGAATCTAAAAAAAAATGTTTCTCTGAAGTCTTTTATATTTATGATGAATTTTCATATAAGCCTAAAGTTAATTTGTTTTTTAATTGGATTAGAAGCAAAAAACTAAAATTTGTAAGATTAATTTTAGGAAAAAGAGAAATATTGTGTTTTTCCATTACAAAAAGCAATAAAACTTTTGAAGAAACGGATAAAAAATTTTTCATGGATATTAAGACTGGAAAATTCATAAAGAAAAAAGTGGCAGAAAAATTAGATAAATTTAAAGATTTTCAAAATCTTTTTAGTAAAAGAACACAAAAAGATTTAAAAGATTTGTTTGAAGAAAAAGTTACTTTTTTTAAATCTGAAACTTATAAATATATAGTTTTTTTAAACAAAGAACTAGTAATAAGATTAGAAAAAGCTAATATTACATATATAGTTAGTAATCAAGCAGAAAAAATCAAAATAATCAAAAAAGAAAGAGCTTCTTTTATTAAAGAGATTTTATTAAAAAAAGATAAAATAAAATATATAAAAGAACTAAATAATAATATAGTAGTAAGTTATAAAGATTTAGGTATATATATACTTAGAAGTGATAATAAAATATTACATATTGATGAAGTAAGTGATGTAAAATTAATGAAAGAAGGATTCTTAGTAAAAGGTAATAAGAATTATTATTTTGACTTCTATGAAGAAAAAATATATAAAAATACATGTGAATTTTATTTTCTTGAGGGTAATTTTAAATATGATTATCTAATTCAAGATATGAATAATATAACTAGAAAAATAAAAGTTAATTTTAATATAGATATGCACGCACCTACTAGTATTAGACAAGATTGTTATATGATTAATTTTAATGATTTAAAAATAACTTTAGTTAATGATGAATTTTATTTGTTAAGTAAAGAATTTTTAAGTAATTTTAAAAACATAAACATTTTAAAAAAAATACCAAAAGAAAAATTATTAGAAGAAAATAGTAAAAACTTAATATTTGTAAATTTATAATAAGGAGTTAGTATGTTTGATAAAAAAAAGGATATAGCATTTCAAGAAATATGTAAAGAATTAAAAAAAATAAAAAAAAGATTAAATATAAAAAAGTATGCTTTTGAACAAACATACTATGAAGAACACTTATCTAATAAAGTAAGAGTTTATTTTAAAAAGTTTTCTTTTGAAATAAATAATAAAATAGATGAATTAGAAAATATAAAAAGAATAAGATATAAAAAAATAAAAATAAAAAAAGATATTTTTAATTAT